CGGCATCATCAGAAAGTCGCTGAGATTCCAAACCTGCTTTATGTGCAACTCAAAGAGATGTTCGGTCACCCGGCAGACAATCCGAAGGATTGGGCCAAGTGGCTTAACGATCCAGACAACCGGCATTTTAGATCGGGAGGCGGCAGAATCTGATGGCAATCACGACTTACTCAGAGCTTAAAACTGCCGTGGCAAACAGCCTTGCGCGCACGGACCTGACCACGCAAATACCGGACTTCATCACACTAGCCGAAGCCCGCCTTTCGCGTGAGTTAGAGACCCGGAGCCAAGAAAAGCGCGCACAGGCCACGCTCACTGCAAGCGATGAGTTTATCAGCTTGCCAACCGATCTGCGCGAGGTTCGTCAGGTAAAGCTAAACACTACGCCCAACACGGTGTTGGAGTATATGTCGCCTGTTGCGCTTGATAACACCTTTTCATCGGGCAGTACCGGCAAGCCGCAAGCCTTCAGCATTGTCGGCACCGAGCTAAAACTGCGCCCGATCCCGGACACCGGCTACACCGCCGAGATCATCTACATCGGCAGCCTTACCGCGCTTTCCGACAGCAATGCAACCAACACAATGCTTGATCGCCACCCTGATGCGTATCTCACCGGGGCGCTGGTCGAGGCGTATTTGTATCTCATGGATGATGGCCGTGCGCAGCTATACGACACAAAGTTTAGCCGCATCATTGAAGAGATACGCAAAGACGAGCAGCGGGCGCACTACGGCACGGGCACGCTCCAAATTCAATCGATTTATCAACGGCAGGCCAACGCATAGGAGCTTTAGATGAGCGCACTTTCTGATTATGCAGAGTTGAAGGTTCTCGACCATCTTCTCGGCACCGCAACATTCACAAAGCCATCGGCAGTTTACATCGGCCACGCTGGCCAAAGTTTTGCGGATGATGCGTCTGGCACCGAGACAAGCGGAAACAACTACGCGCGTCAGGCAATTACTTTTGCAGCCGCGTCCAGCGGCAGCGCAGTATCGAACGTAACGGTGAACTTTCCGGCAGCAACAGGATCGCAAGGCACCATCACGCACTTCGGAATTTTTGACAACTCATCAGGTGGTAATCTGCTTTGTCATGGCGCTTTTGACAGCAGCAAGACGATTGCCACAGGTGACATTCTTCGGATCAACAGCGGCAGCATCACCATCACCGCAGCATAAGCGGAGGGTCAGATGGCGGAGATACTTGGCCCGACCCTTGAGCAGTTAGACAACTGGGGCAGTCTCGACAATCTCGACTTCATCGGAAGTCTGGAGTCGCTAGACAACATCAACCTCTTTGAAGGCTCTGGAAGCGCGGCTTTATCAGTAGCGGCAGTTGGTGCTGGCGACAGGATACATCTGGCGTCTGGTTCAGCAAATGCTGTCATCGGCGCTTCTGCTACGCCGACACATATCGAAGTCACATCTGGCACAATCAGTGGCGCTTTGAGCGTCTCTGCGGACGCCGTTGCGGTTGTCGTGTTTCCGGGCAGCGCGACCTTTGCAATCTCTGCCAGCGGCGCTGCAACTCGTATACAGCACATGTCTGGCGCAGCTTCAATGTCTGTCGTGGCGACTGGCAGTGCTGTGCTTGTCGCAAGTGGTGTTGGAACAGTAAACGCGGCTGTCACTGTTAGCGGACAACCAAACTTTACTGCAATTATGGCAGCAAGCGGCGCTGCGGTTATCAGCGCGTCGGTGAGTCCGAAAATACTTGGCGAAGATTGGTCTCTTGTTGCGGATCAAGGCGAGACGTGGACCATACAAACTGCCGGCAGTGAGGTTTGGACCATCCAACCCAGCAAAACAGGGACATGGCTTAATCAATGAATACCTTTGGAGAATGGCTCCCAGACCAAACTGATTTTGGCGTCCCAATCAGTGTGGCGCAGAACGTCCTGCCAGCCGCGCGCGGTTACAGGTCTGTGAATAATCTTGCAACACTATCAGGCGCGGCAGATGATCGGCTGCGGAAGGTTTTTGCTGCCAAGGATAACACTGGCGCGACGCATTTATTTGCTGGCGATGGCACCAAGCTCTATAAATTCAACGCGGGCACTAGCGCGCTTGATAATGTGTCAAAGACCGGCAACTACACGCTGGGCGCGTTTGATAATTGGCAAGTTGCACAGTTTGGCAGGAAGCTGATAGTTGCAGGGGATACCGGCGAAACGCTACAATTTTGGGAGCTTGGCTCTTCGAGTAATTTTGCCGACATCAGTGGCTCCCCTTCAGCAAGATATGTGGCGGTGGTGCGCGACTTCGTTGTCACCGGCTTTGTCACCAATCCCTACCGGGTTCAATGGTCGGCCATAGGAGATGAGACAAGCTGGACTGTCGGCACAAATCAGGCTGACTTCCAAGATATTGCAGATTTAGGCGCTGTGACCGGCCTTGTTGGCGGCGAGTATGGTGTCGCACTGATGGAAAAAGGCATCAGTCGTTTCAGCTATGTTGGCGATCCGCTGATCTTCCAGTTTGATAATGTCGAAACGGCACGCGGGATGCCGTTCGAGGGTGGCTACGCAGCCATTGGTCCTAGCCAGATTTACTATTTAAGTGACGACGGATTCTATTTGTTTAACGGACAGAACAGCGTGGCGATTGGTTCTGAAAAGGTAAATAAGTGGTTCTATGAGAACCTGAACATTGGTTTCGCGGAACGCATCAACTGCTCGCTTGATCCGGTCAATCAAATTGTCGCGTGGGGCTTCCCAAGCCAAAACAGCGGCGATGGCACGCCAGACACAATCTTGTTCTACAACTACTCGGTCAACCGGTGGTCAACTGCGGAAATAACACATGACGTTCTTAGCACGTTTTTCACTGCCGCATCGACGCTTGAGGGGTTAGACGCCATAAACAGCAGCATTGACGCATTAGAAACGACACTGGACAGCCGGTTGTTCAAAGGTGGCACATTCACCTTTGGGGGCGGCAAAGACAAAAAAATCGCCTCTTTCACGGCGGCACCGCTTACAGCGACGCTGACGACGGGTGAAAATAAGCTCGTAGATGGTCGCCTGTCTAATGTCACAAAGATTGTGCCTTACTTCACTAACGGCACGATTGCCGCAGAAATTGGAACTCGCAACAGTCAAGCTGATGATGTGAGCTTCACAGCGGCCTCTAGCCTCAATGATGATGGCTTTATGCCCACACGGGCTTCGGGTCGGTATCACCGTTTTAGATTTAGCCTCACAGGTGCATGGAAGGAATTGATTGGGTATGACATTGAAGTGAAGCCTATGGGTCTGCGATGAGCAACTTTCTTAAGCTCCCTTACGCCGGTGGAAACTCACGCGAGGTGGCACAGGTCGTCAATAATATTCTTGACGGCAAGGTTAACAGCACCGGCAGCTTTACATGCACAACCAGCGCGACATCCACGGTGGTCACTGATTTCCGTGCTGGCAAGCAGAGCATCATTTTGTTGATGCCGACCACGGCCAATGCGGCAACAGAGGTAGGGAATGGAACAATCTTCGTCAGCGCAAGAAACAAGCAGTCCTTTACCCTCACCCACGCAAACAATTCACAAGCCGACAGAACTTTTGGATATGCGATTTTGGGATAAGTGGCGGCATTGTGCGCCCTTTATTAACGCGGCACTGGCATACAGCGGTCACTCGCACACGCTCGACGATATTGCGGAGGTCGTTCGCAAGGGTGACGCACAGTTTTGGCACGCACAGGACGCGGGCCTGGTCACAGAAATCATTGAATATCCGCGTCGGCGCACACTGCGTTTTTGGCTGGCTGGCGGGGATTTAGACACTCTGAAAGACATCGAAAGGGATGCGATTGAGTGGTCAAAAACATGGGGCTGCGTTTCCTGTGAAATTGTTGGAAGACGCGGCTGGATCAAGGCGTTGTCAGGTTATGACGACGTGGCAACAGTAGGAGTAAAACACTATGGGTAAAGGTGGTGGCGGCGGTGGGTCGCAGACAGTAAACACTCAGACGCTGCCGCCAGACTATGCTCTGCCGTATCTTGAGTATGGTCTGGCAGAGGCTAAAGAGCAGTTTTTGTCTCCTCAACCGCAGTTTTTCCCGCAAAGCACGGTTGTTGGTTTTGCACCAGAAAGCCAGATGGCGCTCAACATGGTGCGTAACCGCGCTCTTGCTGGCTCCCCGCTGATAACTGAAGCGCAGAGTGCTATAAGAAGTGCAGCACAAGGTGGGTTCGGCAATGAGGCACTGCCATTAGCAAGAGGGTTGACTAGTGGTGCCAACTTGGGTGAAGCGATGAACCTAACCCGTGCGACTGCACGCGGAGACTTTCTTGGCGGCTCACCGGGTTTACAGGGTGCGATAGATCGTGCGCTGGACCCGGTTCAAAACCGAATACAAAGTCAGTTTTCTAGAGCGGGCAGATTGGGCAGCGGCGCAAATCAAGACGTTTTGACACGCGGGCTTGCTAACGCCGCCTCAGACATCGCCTATCAAGATTATTCGCGTGAGCGTCAAAACCAACTTGCCGCACAGCAAAACCTCGCAAATCTTCAGGCACAGCAATTTAGCAGTCAGATGGCGGGTATCAATGCGCTTGGCGGGCTGTCATCTCAGGATTTAGCACGTCGGCTTTCCGCTGCACAACTTGCCCCGCAGTTTGCAGACCTCGATTTTCGTGATGCTGAACGCCTTGCTGCTGTTGGCAGCGCGCGCGAACAACAAGCGCAGGCTGAATTGGCAGATCAGATCAATAGATTCAATTTTGAGCAAAATGTTGACGCGCAGAAGCTGCGTGACTTTCTTGCACTAGTCGGCGGTGGCACGGTGGGCTCACAAAACATTCAGCCGGTGTTTCGCAATCCGCTTGCTTCTGGTCTTGGTGGCGCATTAGGCGGCGCTCAACTGGGCTCATCTCTCGGCTTCAACCCATTTTTAGGCGCAGCGGCTGGCGGCCTGCTGGGCTTGATGTA